TGGAGATGGAAGAGTTGTACTTGAAAGCTATGAACGACTGGGAACATGCCCGTAATGGCAACCTCGGTAGGTTTTCTGATTCTTCAGAACAAAAATTCGACTATGACGTCAAAAATCTAATCGAAGAGTTCCACGATCTATATAAGACCACACCCGCAGGTACAGAGAAAAAGATCATCTTACAAAGATGGGAACAACTCTCGAAAGTCTACACCGAATTTACTGCCACACGCATTTCAGGCGGCTTACGCAAGTCGCCCTTCTGCACAAAAATTTACGGTGATTCAGGAACAGGTAAATCAACCTTCGCAGACATTACTATGTCAACAAGCCTGAAAGCAGTCGGGGCCGAATGTGGTCCTGATTTCATCTGTACAATGAACGAGCGAGACAAATATATGTCAAATTACCGCTCATACGTCACAGGTGTTAAACTAGATGACCTTGGAAACACTAAAAAGGAATTCTGGGAAATGGCTCCTTCGGAGACTATCATTAAACTCGTCAACAACATTAAGGAATATGCCGTTATGGCAGATCTCGCCAACAAAGGTAAGATTTCAATGGAACCTAATGCGGTGACGATCACGTCCAATGTGGAGGAACTCCACGCCGGACTCTCGTCGTATAATGCGATGTCGGTTCTTCGCCGATGTCACGTTCATGTTGAGCTCAAGGTACGTCCTGAGTTCATGACCAACAACTTGCTAGACACTGCCAAAGTGCTAGCCAAATTTGGTACCATGGATAAGCTTAACGACATCTGGTTGATCACTCTCAAAACTCCTATTGGAGATGGACCCAGTGGTCAGTCATTCTCTCATTATGATATCATTCACAAAGACATCTCTATTACAGAGTATGTTAATATCATCGCTGCTCTCGCTAGGAAGCACGATAATGAGCAAGAGAAGGTAGTTGTAGCATTTGCAGACCCGTCCAGCATTGTTAATCTCTGTCAAGATTGCAACAAGTGTATGGAAACTTGTACGTGTACACCCTCAGTGGCAACTACTGTGGAATCTGACTCCGAATCAGATGAAGACGAGGAATACGAACCTCAATTCGGAGAACGCCTCGCAGGACATATTGTCCGCAGAGGAAATACTTATGGACATAAAATCCGCTCTAAACGTTGCGTGCTCGAGACTAAGGTCGAAGATCTCGCTATAGACGGACTTGTAAGGGGAATAGAAGCATTCGAGAATTCACCATATTCTTCGTGGACTTCTTATATCCCTGAGCAATGGATGGACAACGCCTTCATTAAATCCAATATCTTGGCCTATGGTCACGATGTCATTGGACAGGAGGTGTCTAAATATATTAAAAGGATGTGTCTCACAAATGGCGCTCTTAGTCTAGGAATTTATAAACTCTTAGGAGCTAAACTTGCCATGCTATATGCCGGTGTAAGTGGAATTTACCACATGACC